CTGCTCATTTTCATGAAGAGGGATAAACATAAAACAATGTTTGTTTTAAGGTTATCCCGTTTTCCTACTCGGTATGGCTTAATTAAAAACAAAAAGCCAAATAACTACAGAAACTACATTATAGATACGCTCTGCGAAAAAGAAAAGAAACGCTAAGCGTTCTAACAAATGCGCGATTTAGTTGATCTAACACTATCTCGTGATACAGACCTAGTAGAGTGAGACGACCCATAATCCTTGGTCTTCTCTTCTCTCTCCGGCAAAAGCACGACTGTTTCGTCGTCTTCGTCCTTATCTCGCGCTTTAATTTCTTTCTCTAATAAAGTTAATCTCTCCATAACTTTTTCAAAGCCATCACCTTTATACAATGTTCGTTTAGTTTCCAACGAATTAGCCACCCCCACTCCAGCGACCTGGGTAGCTTCCAATTCTGACAATTCTAAAACGTACTCAACGTACACATCCGCCACAGCTTGAGCAACTCCTGAATTCAGTTGCGGCATGTCAGAAGTCATCATAAACATGCCTTGATATGCCGCTCGATTTGATTCTGATGGCAAAGCATAAGGCTTGGGATACACGAAATTTGGATTCCCACTCACTGTTGTAAATGAAGGCAAATCTGTGTAATATTTATCTTTTCCACGTTTGGCACCACCTGTGCCTATCATGGTTATCATTCCACTTTCATAAACTGGCCATGTTTTACAAGTACCCAAGTCACGTAGCAAATCTGGAGTCAAATAGTCTGTTGGACCAAAGTCCTGTGATGCTACATACAAGGGATCGTCATGATAACAAGCATAAATTGTCCCCGCTATGGTTGTGGGTATTTTGTTGCTTATAAACAATTTACATGACAAAAATTTAAAAGCATTAAAATTGTCCGCAAAATGGTACAGAGGATCTTTGAAATAAAACGGATCAGCTGGATTCATCCAGACTTGACCAAACATATCCGCTGTTCCCGTTTGACCCCCTATAATGGTAAAATTACCATCAGCAACTTGGGTAAAAGTCCCCAAAAATTGCTTACCGGTTATCACCAATGAATTTGGGGTTCTACCGGTGCGAAATTGCACTCGTGGCCCAGGCTTTGTTCGAAATTGCGTTGCCACTGGCGCCACTGACAATCCAGTCACAAGACTCTGTCCAATATTAGCACCTTTTCTTTTCTTTCGGTAACCTTGTTTTTTCCGTTTTGAGCGGGATAAATTATTCACTTGCTTGCCCAACGGTTGTGCTGCCAACGCCGCAAAGGTCCTCGCCGCCTGACTTAGGCGCTGTCGCCGTGGGCCAGGATTACCAACATTCTGCCCCCTAGGGGTAAATCTCCGCCCCCCTTTAACTCGACTTCCAATAATCAATCCAGGCATTTTATAAAGGACGTTATTCGTGCTCTTTATAGGGGGTGGTTTCGTTGCCCCTAACGGCTGAGAACGCGCAACTTGCCCACCGCGAGTCAACCAATCAACCGCCTTCAATATTGGATATGTGGCATAACCAAAACCATGCGATGCCACCTTTTGCGCTGTGGTAGACTCATCTCTAGCTCGACCTTGAGTATGCAAATAATGTCCAAAATCATAAGCATTCTTAGGAAAATAACTCTGAGGTTGTTTTTCAATAAAATCATAGGGAGTGAACTCTCCACCATGACGAGCAAATATTTCTCTGGAACCCAGATATAAGTCTAACAACTGCTCATAATCCTTGTGAACAGACATAATTTCGTTCAAGTTATATGGGTCACTGCTTGTCACAGTATGATCCGCTACAAGCTCATTATAATGTTTTTCCAACAACATGCGGACATACCCATCAAACAAAGGAAACAATTCCATATGGAAAAATACTTCGCTTCGTATAGCTAAGGACCTCAACAATGATCCTCGCTTTCCCGCTAGAGACCCATTCAGCAACATAGCTGCTAACAACTTATCTTTAGAGGCTGGAACAGGCACTACATAACCATTGAATAGCGAAAATTTAGTGGAACAATACTCTAAATGACTAATGGGTACAAAAGTCTCACTAGCCACCTTCATATTCCATCCCAAGGACTTAAAAAAAGAGACTATAGCCATGGGATTAAACCATTCTTTAACATCATCACTCACAGAAGCAGCTGAGTCATCTCCACACAAAATTAGCTCTACATGATCCCTAAAATGGGCTAAATTAGTTAAATGGGGACATAAACTAACCCAAGCTAAGTACCATCTTAACTCATTAATCATAGTATTATCCACTATAGTGTTAGTTTGGCCGGAAGGATTTCCAGTATTTTTCTGGTACACATCTCCGGTTCCCATAATAACGTACGACCACACTATCAACGAATAATAAGCTTGTATAGCGCGTTGCAACTGTGCATTTTGATACTCAGGTATTAGCATTGAATAGCGCAAATTAGCAACTTCCACAAAAGAACGCTGATCCACTGTTCCATCAAAGGCAGAAAAATCTATTTCAATGCCATTTTTAAACCGACTTAATCGCTGGAACAAAAAATGAGCTCCTCTATAAAATTTTGTTGTTCCCACTGTCGAGGGTATTTTAAATTCACGAGCAGCCTGATAATAATTCTCATTCATATCTCCAAAAAGAAGATTACCAACATACGTCATTCCCACTGGCATCGATAAAATCGTTCGCAAATCATTTTTCAAAATTTTTGACATTTTCTTAGGCTCTTGCTTCACTACACAAGTAGCTACGCACCAAGGAGTACGACCAGCCATAATCTCATTAGCAAACCACTTCAAATAAGCCACAAAAGTAGCATCTTCCATAGCCAATCGCTTATCATGATACTCCATAGTCCATGGAAAACCAGGCGATGTACTCAAATCAAAAAGAGAAGCTGGATCCTCCATAAGAGCTCCTCGCTTGACCAAAGACATTGACTGTCTTAGCATGACAACTGCCTGTGTCCAAGAAAATTCATTATACTTAGGCTGAGCTTGATCATATTTACGCAGCGACATAAAGTTTGCATTCTCGTTGCCCATAGCTAAACCATAAGTCAACTTTGACGGATCAATTCCATTCAACACCAAATATTGGAAAAAAGTTTCATCCTTGGCTTCTTTCTTTGCATAACAAGTATGTTTATTTAAACGGGACACCCATCGCAATCGAGATCCCATCATCATAGAAGAGCCAAAATTTGACTGCTCACAACTTGGAACATCCGTCATTGCTGCTATAAGTTTCTTAGGCAAAGCCCCATAACCCAAAATCTTTGGAGGGTTTAAAGGGAATCCAATAAAAGACTCTCCTGATGCCATGGGCAACATTCCATCCAAAAACATCCCAGGGAATAAACCTCCGTTCACTGAAGAACTTCCCCAAGCATGAAAGCCTCGCACTTTACCCACATTATCCACATAGGGGCCCGCACAATCACCGGGTTTTGTTGGGAAGTCCACCATCAACTTTGATGCATCTAAAATTTTCCCAGCCGATATCACCTTCTGAGGGTAAACAACCACTAGATGTACTTGTTCCCCATTACGGGGTTGCTTTCCCAATCGCAATTGTGACATTGTTCCTTTGCAC